CACTCATCTACAAAACCGACCAGACAGACAACCGTACAGCCCTTGAGGCCAACATCGGTGAGGTCTACGGCATCGCTGGTATCCCTGCTTATGAGGATACCGTCAACGGCTTCGTAGAGACTTGGTATGACCAGTCAGGTAACGGCAATGATGCTACTCAGTTGACTGCTGGAAAGCAGCCTAAGATTGTTGATGCTGGTGCTTTGGTTACTGGTGGTATTGATTTTGATGGGACGAATGACGGGTTGTTTACGGCTAGTACTTTTACCGACACGTTGCAATCTGCAACTATCTTTGCCTTAACTCAAGATGGTACTACTAGCGGGACTGCCTCTATGGTTAGAATTAGACCAAATGCCCACTTGGGCTTATCAAGTGGTATCATTTGGGAGAAAACTAGTAATAATACTTATGGTGCTAATACTCTTCTTGAGGGTTCCAATGGGGCTGTGATGGCGACTGCAGGGGGGCAAGGAACTCGCACTACATCCAAGAACCTCAACACTTTAATTTACCAACAATCACAAATATTAGCCTACGAGAATGGAGGGTTAGATGAAACGCTCAATACTGTTCTCTCTGGCTCTGTTCCAGTCGGAGACGTAACACTAGTTGACCAACTCTGGCTTGGACAAAACTTTGATGACAATGCTCGTCCATTTAATGGAACGATGCAGGAGGTCATTATTTATTTTACCGACCAGTCAGCCAACCGTGTTGCCATCGAAGCCAACATTAACAATCAATACGACATCTACTAATGTACTTAATCTACGCAACTAAAGATGCGGCCATTGACCGTGCTGACGAGGAGGGCAAGTACATTGGCTTTGACTACTGGATCGAGGACAACGGTAAAGGTACACGGTGGCTGACTTACCCCGATGAAACTATTGAATACAAGTGGGCATTGGACGTAACTGACTACGAGCTGGATTCCCAAGAGCAAGCGGATACCGTACCCTCCTACGTTCCTTTACCTACTCCACCTGAGGAATCAATCTAATGCAGGACATCGTGTACAAATCAACAATCGGAACAGGGGGCTTTATCGCTACCATCGAACTCGGTCACATTAACGAACTTCTAGGACTAGTCGTGGGTCTTGCTACTCTAGTCTATATGACTGCATCGGCAGTCAAAGTAATCAAGGAACTCCAGAACAAGGATTAGTATGACACCAGAACTAATAGCAATGCTAGGCGGGGGCGTAAGCGGATTCGTAATGAAGATGATCGCAGCGCAGTCCGAGAATCAGGCACGTCTCTTTGAGCGTATGATTCAGAAGCAGGTAGCATCGGATGATTCCGCAGATCGTGCATCAGCCCGTGGCGGTGTGTATATGCGTCGCCTCATTACAGCGGCTGTTATCTTTGCTATTGTACTGGCTCCATTCGTCTTTGCATTCACCGACATAGGTGTTACCCTTCAGACGGAATCCAAAGGCTTTCTAGGGCTATTCAAGAGCCTAGAGTGGTCCACTGTACAGGGGTTTGTTATCCTACCAGAGATCCGCCAAACAGCTTTAGCCATTGTAGGTTTCTACTTTGGTTCCTCACAAGTCAAATAAAACAAAGGATATTATGTACGGACGAAAAACAAAAGATGCTGGCAAGGGTTCCTGCGGGGAACGTAAAGGATGCGGATGCAAGGATAAAGGATAATGCCAAAGGACGCTTGCTATAAGAAGGTCAAAGCCCGTTACAAGGTATTCCCATCTGCGTATGCAAGTGGGGCAATTGCTAAGTGCCGGAAGGTAGGAGCCAAGAACTGGGGTAACTCTAAAAGAAAGAAGGTTTGAATGCCAGTACGGAAGACACAGAAGGGAGCCGACCTCAAGCGGTGGTTCAAGGAGGAGTGGGTAGATGTCCGCTCAGGAAAGCCCTGCGGACGACAAAAGGGAGAGAAGCGAGGAACGCCTTATTGCAGGCCATCAAAGCGAATGAGCGAGCGCACTCCAGTAACTGCCAGCGAGATGACATCTTCCCAGAAGGCGAAGAAAGTATCAGAGAAGAAGAAACTAGGTCAGCCATCAGGTAAGCCACGTAGAGTTAAACCAGTAAACAAAAAGTAATGCCTGACAAATCCAAGATGAAGTGCAACGTACCCCGCCGTGAAGTACAGGGTGGGAAGAAGTTCGTCGTGAAAGCCTGCCAAGGTGGTAAGGAAAAGATCGTACGATTCGGGGATGCTAATATGAGCATCAAGAAGGACCAGCCCAAGCGTAAGAAAAGCTACTGCGCTCGTAGTGGTGGGATCAAGGGCAAGTCAAACAAACTATCTGCTAACTACTGGAGCCGTAAGGCTTGGAACTGCTAATGGCTACATCAACAAACTATCACAACGGTACACCCTGCTACGTAATTAGCGGGGTGACTGCGTATGAACTACCTAAGTGTGAAGCCTCGGAGCCACGCTATATTCGTAACGCTGGTCCGGACATCCTAGTGGTTTCCCCTACCGCCGGGCAGACAATCGATACTGGTGCATCCATCAGCCTGTCACCCAATGACTGTATGCTGATTAACCCAATCGGGACTGACTGGGTACTTATTATGCAACCTACCGATACACTGGCAGTTAGTCAGATTGGTTACGCAGTGGGGACAGGTGGTTCCGTAACACAGACTACCAGTGTTAATAGTACTGTAACTTTAAACAAACCGTGCGGCAAGATTGCTATGTTTGCTCACGACTTCAGTAACAATGACGTTCAGTCATTTCAGTTGAATAATAGCTTTATCAAGGAGGATGATGTCATTGTAACAAACATCCGATCAGGTAGTAACAAGCTCAACAGTCAGATTGACGAAGTGGAGGATGGTAACTGTAACATTACAATTGCCGATCTTCACAATCAAGCTACTGGAGTAATCAACGTCGTAATCAATTTCGCAGTAATCAAAGGAGATAGCTAATATGAGCATCAAAAAAAGTACACCAGCCCGTAAGAAAAGCTACTGCTCCAGTAGTGCTGGTATCAAAGGAGGTAAGGGCAAAATGTCCGCAAACTATTGGTCTAGGAAGGACTGGAACTGCTAATGGCTAGTACAACTGTAAACTTCAATTTAAAAACCGCTGGATTTCTTAATTACGCTAACCAGACGTTAAGCTTTCGCCTCCTGACGGCAGGTGCTGACAAAACAGATAGCACCGTAATACTGCCTGGTATTGTAACGGCAACAAGTGCTGCTGACGGTACGGGAAGCGTAGCTTTATTTAGAAATGGTGACTCAGATATTGATAGCATATTTGAAGTTATTTTACCAAACAGGGAAAAGGCTAAATTTCTTATACCCGAAGGAACTGGATCAATACAGTTATCGGACTTAATGGTGGACCACGTTCCAGATGGCTCCAATACGCAACAAAGTTCTGTTTATGCCGCAGCAATTAATCGCGTTAATCATATTGGGACACAATTATTAAGTACTATTTCTAATGCTGGAACAATAGCTTCTCAGGATTCTGACAATGTTAGCATTAGCGGTGGTTCAATATCCGGAGTAACACTAACAGCAAGCACAGCTAACTTAACCGACGCAACGAATAAGCGGTTAATGACCGACGCTCAAGAAACAAAGCTCGACAGTGTTGAAAATGATGCCGACGTAACCGATACGGCTAACGTTGAATCGGCCGGGGCATTGATGGATACTGAGCTAGCTTCTATTGCAGATGTCAAGGCATTAAATCAATCCGTAGTGTCGGGTGCTTCTCCCGCATTTGCTACTACCAATATGACCGATGCCTCCGACAAGAGGTTTATGACAAATGATCAGGAAATAAAGTTGGATGCAATTGATGCAGATGTTACCACACTATCTTTACCTAATAGCACTACAATTAGCACTTTTGCTAAAACCTTCTTAGATGGTGCAGATGCTGCCGCCGTTAAGACTACCCTAGAAGTCCAGGAATCAAACATATTAGCTACAACAACCTTGGGTTATAAAGTTGGTAGTGGTGGAACCGTAACTCAAGCTACCAACAAAACTACCGCTGTTACCCTTGATAAAATAAACGGTGAAATAATAATGAATGATGCAGATTTAGCTGATGGTGCTGCTGTGGTGTTTACATTTACAAACAGTACAATAGCTGCTACAGACGTTATCATTGCAAATGCTGCGGGTGATTTTGGGGCTTACCAAGTTAGCGCATCATCAATACAGGCGGGGAGTTGTAAAATGATTGTTAGAAATGCTAGTGGTGGTTCTTTAAGTGAAGCAACCAGAATTAACTTTGCGGTAATTAAAGCAGTCAAAACATAATGTCAATTTCCCACAGAACTAATCGACTTAAACTTGTAGGCTCTCCATCAGTTGAGAAGCTACAGAATGGCCGTTACAAGCTTGTAGTAACTTGCAGCACGATGAACAGTCGTGAGGACTGGTACAGTGCTAACAAGGATCGTATCTTCCCGGACTTCGGTAGCCTGCAATCAGCGGAGATGTCCATTGATGGTCTAGCTCCACGTACAGGTGAAGCATATGCGGATATGCGGCTTACTCAAGTTGAGTCCGGTAACCGTTCTGGTATGGGGCAAGTCGGGGACTACAATGTATCCCTTACATACGAGACCCTGGGATCCTCCTTTGTTCAAGTAAAGGATGACAACACTGACTACGAGTTAAATGGACTACGCCGTGTTACACGTACAAGCATTGCCGAAGCTGGTACCGATTACGACAAGACTGTAGGCACTTCCCATATTGATCATCAGATTGATGCTGAGACAGCAGTTCGCTGCTACCTTGGGTCCTATGGGATTGATGATACCGATAGCTTTAGACAAGTACAGGAAGTCTACATTGAGGCTGGGGTTCTGAGTAGAAGCACCCAAACAAAGAGCAACGGGAAGTTAATTATTGAAACCGTAGAAGCCCTAGTTGAGACTCCAGTGGCTGAAACCGCTGGAGCGGTTCAAATAGGAAATGACATAAGCAATGTTCAAGGCATTCAAACCAAAAGGTTTACGTTCGCTAAAGGAGAGGGTCAAATATCAGTGGATAGAAAACCCGCATCAACCCAATTGGCTGGGTGTACGTATGTTACTGTTCGCTCCATCGGAACTCCCGTCACGCCAACTGGCGTGATTATCTCTGAATACGAAATCGAAAGCGATGGGTTTATTACATATGAAAAAACAGCACTACAAGGGACCATTACTGGGGTAAAACAAACCTACACGGATGTCGCTGACGTTGAGGTTCCAGGTGAAGTGGAGTGTACTACGGAAGATATTTCTATTAGCGACGGAATTATAGGCAATATTACTGGAACTATAGCTGTACCCAAGGTGCAGCCACGAAGGTCAAAAAAAATCGCTGCAACAGTTACAGTTGAAATAACAAGCTCACCCCCCAGCACAGCATCACTGGCTTACGATTTGGGTCAAATTAGTTGCTCGGTTACCTCTATAAGCAAAAACTACACATCGAGGAATGGCCCCACCAACTACACTCACGTAGGGTTTTTTACAACTGCCTACACGGACTGGCAGAGATCATACACTCCATCCGCTCGTATCCAAGTATATCCTGGGTGCTTTCTTACGTCGGCTTCCTCTACTGGGTCAGTTGCTTACAAATCTCAAAAAACTTATGTATTTGAACCAGATGAGAATGGAGATGGATACTACGACGGCCTTGAATCAACAATAGAGAGCAACGCCAGTTCCTCTACGAGTTGCATTGGTCAAGGCAGCACAAGCAATACTGGATATACCACAACGGGAATCCTGAAGAGGGACTCCAGACCTATATTAACCGACTTGGACGGAACCACTTACTACGAAGTCATAACTTGGAGTGTTTAATATATGGCTGAAAAACCAAACAAAACCGAACAGGGCAAACAAGAGAGACTAGCTGAAAAAGCTGCACGAGCCAAAGCTACGCAAGGTCGTCGTGATTCCGCAGCTGCCGCCCAGTCCAGATCAGAGCAAAGGCAGGGTCGCAATGTCGATGCGGGTGCAGCGGGTCGTATGGCTAGTTTTGCGCAACGTGAAGCGAATGCTGGACTTACCCTTGCTGGCAACGACACTACGGCTGGCCGAGATGACTTCTACTCCTACAGGGCGCGAGCAAGTGCATCGCCTGAGGGTCAAACGGATTATGGGGTATATGACATTGACCCCCCTGTTAGTTTTCCCGACCCGACCCAAAGAGAATTAGAAAAGCCACCACCGTTGTATGCATTTAAAGTAGTCAATGACGGCGATGGAACAGTCTCAGTAACAACTGGAACGGTAAACACGGAGACAGCAACGAGTTTAACTCCGTCTGGAAAACCAGATGAACTATGGCTAGAGGTTACATTCAACACAGACGGTGAGGTAACGGCGGCATCTGTCGAAACATCGGGTGGAACAACCTCCGAGACTCAAGATTACAGGCAGATTGCTACTATTACCTGGGACGGAGATGCACCAACAATTGTACAGGGAATCAAGGGAAGCCAAAGCATTGCAAGCTGTGGAGCAACTCACCAATGGGGGACACTATATAGCTAATGAGTATTTTTAATTGTTGCACCTGCCCTGAGCCACCTGACTATGATCCAGAGGTAGACGATCCTTTGGATAAGTATATCAATACTTGTGGTTGCCCTAGTGTTTCTGTCGTTTGTGAAAGCAGTGAAAAAGATGCAACAATGTGCGGGGTCGTTGATCCAGACGAAGAGACATCTCCTGCAACTTTTTACACGAATAAACAAACGGTAGGGGAGTTGGATCGTTATATTGACGGGCCTCGCATTACGACGACCACTTATAGTCGTGACGACGATGGCGTTTGCACGAATGATAGCGAAACTAGCGGTTCTGAAAATTGCGAGGGTTATGTATCAGGTAGTTCTTACTATGAAAAACGTATCGTTACATTTACTCCAGATCAAAGTGGTCTCACTGGAGCTTGCGATGGCACTGCTTCAGCCCAGCCCGCTACATTAACAGCTACAAAAACCTATAGTGAAGAAGACGGTTGCGACGTTAGCTTGGAGACGGTAGCTGCCGATGCAAACATAACAATCGGAACTGGTTGCGATACCCCTTGCTCTTCTTTCGAGGGGGATGAGTTTGCCGGAATGACTTTCACTGGCAGTGGTTCAATACCTTTTTCAAATCGAACTGGTGCTGGATTTTGGAGCGGAAATATAAATGGGTCGTTGACTTTAGACTATTCGTGTTTTGATCCACCAGGCGGAACAGAAACATTACCTAATACTTTTAGTGTTTCCCTAAACAGCACTCCTTCTGTTTCATTTGATGACGAATTAGACCAATCACAGGGAGGCACTATCTCCGAGGGAACATTATACGATGAACCCGACTCTGAAGAAGCCGCCCTTGATGCAGCTACGGAGGTAGACGGCACATCGTGTTCATCACTTTACCAACTGCGCACTACCTCTTCTAGCTTTACCAAACGAACTGCCACTTACACGGCAACCGCCAGCAACCTAGCAATTGGCAAAGCATACGAAGGTTGTGTTAGAATAAGAAAACGTGAGGCTTACGCTGGAACTCCTCCCGCCGGAGCAGATACAGAATGGGAGGATGTTGAGCCAGACACTATATCTTCCTTTACGGCAACCGACACAGAGGAAGAGATAGCCGCAGACGTCGTGGTTCCCAATGTGCAGGGCTACGAATATCAAGTAGTCAGCGCACACGTATGGCCTGTATCCGTAGGATGCGACTGCCCAACTAGTTACGCTCCATAATGATTATTAGAAACCACAAACCCAAACCTCTCGTATTAAGCAAGGATCAAATTGCTTCCCTGCGTGAGCCAAGACCTCAAGGTCTAGGTGACAGAGTAGAAAAAGTAGCTCAACCTATAGCTAAGATAATAGACAAGATTGCTGGCACAAACATCCAAGGATGCGGAGCCTGCCAGAAGCGCAAAGAATACCTTAATGAGAAATTCCCTAGCACCTAACCCTTTATGATATAATACGACTATGACACCAGAAGAACTAGAAGCAGAACGTCTGCGCCTACAAGCAGAAGCCTCCACTAACCCTATGATGCAGCCCACTAACCTAATAGGTCAGCAGGCTCCACAGGAGGATGTCAACCCTCTTTCCCTTGCTGATGCTATGCGACCGTACGAAACAGGAGATCCATATATGTCTGGTGAAGCCTACTCAAGGCAGAAGGAGTTCGATAGTATGTTTGGGGTAAATCAAAATGATAGATTTAATAAGTTTGCTGAAAATGCACTAGGTCCAAGGGTTGGTCCTGGTGGGGGCATTATTAAACAAGCTGGAAATCCCACACTCGCAAGTGAAGTGTCGCCGTTTGGTTTAGGTATGGGGACCGGAAATCAACCATATGTTGCCAATACCGATAGAGGTATTCAACGTGGAGCTTCTAATAATATATTGGGAATGGACCAGGTGACTAAGGTGACAGACGATATGAGTGCGCAAATGGGAGTACCAATGACGGGTATGCGCCAACTTAATCCAGAAACGGGTCAACCCGCTTCACAGATGCTTATTGATGCTGCATTACGTTCTGGGGTGGCACTACCACAAGCATCAGTCCCAATTAATGCAGTTGAAACACCTCAACCTCAGGCAACAAACCAGCCATCCACATATCCATTAGATGTAACGGTTGGTGGACAGCAAATTCCAACTACCCCTCAACCGGCAGCCGGAAGCCCACAGGCATTCTTTGAGCAATACCGAGCAGAGGGTCCGTTGAGTCAAGAACAAATAGCTAGTGGTGAAGCTGAAGCCCTACGTATGGGTACGACATTTGATCCTGATACTGGTTTCTCACGCGACAACTTCTTACTCGGACAGCAAGTTCCATCAATGCCAAAGGCTCCTATGGGCGTAGATGAGACTCGTGCTAGATTGGGTGGACGAACCCTTAACCAGTATCTGAATGCTCCTGATGGTACAGAGGGTGTATACGGTTTACGTACTGACCCACAGGGTCGTATGATCCCTGGTATAGGACGTGCAGCTCAAGAGAGTGTATTTGCATATGACGATATGACACGTGCGGATGCATATCCACAGTATGAGCAGCAGGTGTCTGAAGCTTATGATCGTCAAACACAGGGCATACAGCAACGCGCCGCACAGCGAGGTCAATCACCTTCAATGGCAGCTATAGGATCAGCATTGCCTGGTTCCGGGTTTGACCAAGCACAAGCATCACAAAACGTACCAACGGATGTTCGGCAAGCACTAAATACTCCAGCTCAAATGCGAACAAGGGACCAACAAAGTCGTCTGGCGCAATGGGAGGGTAGCACTCAAGGCAAGCAGATGGGTGGCGTGGCTGGTTACGAGAGTAGCCAAGAGCCAGTTGATGCTCAGCAGCAAAAATATGATGCTTTGCGAATAGAGAAACTAGGACTGGAAATCTCGAACCTAAGAAAGGGTGAGCCTAGTAAGGTTGCTCAAGCCGAATCACAGGCTGACGAACTAGGATTGACCGGTGAGGATAGGCAAAGTTTTATTATTGGTGAAGTTGCTGGACCAGGTGCTGTTGATAGGATTCTCGGCAAATCTCCTACAGATACTAAGGTTCCTACAAGTATAATTGAAGCCAAGGAATATCGGTCACAATTAGCTGAAGCACGAAAGTTATTTGCAGCAGGTAAAATAAATGAATCAGCCGATATACTTGCATCAATAGGTATGGTCAACAAATTGACTGGCTTTCCAATTATGCCATCTGAGTATTTTAAAGGGGTTACCCCACCTCCACCACCCGGAGACACAGGATCCGAAGAACCTATAGAAGACGTTATCGCTAGAAACTCATAATGGAATTTTCCGATAGCCAACTTGAGACGGCTATTCGTAATGCAGATGCAGCGGGTAGAATCGAAGACGTTCAATCACTATCAAGTGAGTACAATCGTCGTAAGCAATCAAAGGAAATTAATGACAACAATGGAATCAATGAACTAAAAGGCATTGATGGCAATGAGAGAATTAATGGCGATGATGGCATTGATGACAATAAGCTAGAAACCGCTATTCGCAATGCAGATGCAGCGGGTAGAACTGAGGACGTACGGGCCTTATCAGTTGAATACAATCGCCGTAAGGAGGCATCTCAACAGGACAGGGGTCTAGTGGAAGAAGCAGCCTACCTTGCGGATGACTTTGCGAATCAGTTCAACCTATCAGTAGCTAATATAGCTGGTGCTCCAGTTGACCTTATTAGCTTTGGGCTGAACAAGGTATCCAATGCCATCATTGATGAGGATATAGTATCCAAGGATTCCTTTGGTGGCTCATCGAGTATCAAGAATGCCTTGGCATACACAGGGACTCGTGACGAGGCTCCTAGGACTAAAGCTGGTTACGTGGGTCAAGTAGGAGGCGAAGCTGTTGCTTTTACTATGCCTCTGCTCAAGCTGGCACAGGTAACAAGTAAGACAAAGGCAGTCACGGGAGCCGGTAAGGTTGCTCAAGCTATTGCTAAGGACTTCACGGATGAAGCGGTTAATAAAACCGGGAGGCTTCTTGCCATTGAGTCCGGGGCAGCAACAACTGGAGGACTTGCAAGAGAGTACGCTGAGAATGAGGATCTAAGCCCGGGTGCTGCATTGGCAGTAGAGGTCCTTGCTGGCGTAGCTGGTGGCTTTGCTGGTGCTGGTGCGTATAAGATTCCTAAGTCTCTTCTCAAGAAGGTACAGGGCAAGAATGCTACAGAGATAATGGAAATGGTATCCAACGGTTCCATTGAGTACAAGGAGCTGGACTGGGCGTTGGAAAGTAAGCCGTTATTTAAGGACGATGGTACATTCAATATGGATGCCCCCGCCACGCCAAGAACAAAGGAAGTTAAGATACCGGAAACAAGAGGACAGGGACCTCAGTCCACAATGCCCGGTATATTACGTGAGTTCTTACCTCCATCAAGACCTACTGAGCCTGGAATCATTCGCGAACCATTTGAAGTAACTCTTGCACGTCAAGAAATAGCCAACAACGTTTCAAGCAAACAAAAGGTTGAGGCTGCTGTTGCATTGAACAACTTGGACAACTACGGACCCGAAGCTCCATTAAATCCAAAGAGGATGATCAACAAGATCCTGTCGGTATTTGCTCCGTCAAAGGTTCTTGGTAACGATATTGTAAATGAAATTGAAATGGCCAAGGGTACTATTAACCGAGCACAGGAGTTAGGTGCTAGGGTTAAACGTGTAGTAGGTCGGCTGGAAGAGAAGGATCCAAATGTACGAGAAAGTGTTGACGTTTTTCTAAAGGGCGGAGAGATGGCCCCATCGCTTGAACCAGTTAAGGTTGAGTTAATTAAGTGGAGAGAAACAATTCAGGAGTTACAGGGTACATTGCTTCAAGGTATGGATGATGAAGTCTTTGAGGGACTATCTAAGGCAGGCCAGAAGGAAGTACGTGAAACTATCGAGGCTTCTATCGAACAGGGTTACTTGACTCAGACCTATAAGATTTTCCAGGACCCTGATTATCGACCCACCAAGGCGCAAGAAGATGCTGCACTTAAAGAGATACAGCTAAAGATTATGATGTCCTCGGATGCTGGGACTATGACAATGCCACGAGCTGAGGACTTAGCCCGCAAGCAAATGGACCACCTAAGGAAGAGTTCAGCACGGCAGAGGAAGGCAGAAGGAAGGCAACAGGGAGCCGTAAAGGAATCCAAGGGGATACTACGTGAGCGCAGTAATCCAGGACCAGCGGAACGTGCTTGGCTCGGTGAGGTCACTGATCCCAAGGAACGAGCATTTAGTACAGCTAATAGATTAGCTAGACTAGCATCATCAAAAGCTGAGGATGTTGCGATAGCTAAATTCCTTTTGGATTCTGGAGTTGCTACACGTAAGCCAGCCAACCCCGATCAAGTTCAGATGAAGTTCCGCACCATTGAGGGGGACTCATCAGTGTTCATTGACCCAGAGGTAGCGCACTCATTAGATATGATGCGCTTTGGAGAAGGCAATACTGTCAAATCCGGGATAGCCGGGTATCTGGATAGGATCTGGAGTACTTGGGTTGGTACGTCCAAGTCAACCAAGGTCCTGCTGAATCCTGAGTCCTATATGGTCAATTTATTTGGAGCTGTGGCTAGTACTATTTCCTCAGGAATTATACCAACCCCAAAGGGGTTCCGTGCCGCTCTGTCTGAATTCGGATCACTGGATGATTTACTTTCCGGCAAGAATACTGTAGGCCGACGCGCACTGCTGGATGACATCGATAAGATGAACCAGTACGGGTTAAAGCCCAAGAGCGTTAATGCTGCTGACATCGAGCAAAATGTTATCAAGGGACTGGAGGGATTAAATAAATCCTTCAAGGGCGGCATAAAGGCAACAATGGATTGGTTCGGCAAGGCTTACTCCGTTGGCGATACATCAATGCGGTACGTTGTGTGGAAGGGTAACCAGAGGCAATTAAAGAAAATGTTCCCGGATTACAGCGTTGCTGAAATAGAAGCTGCTGCTGCTCGACTTACAAATAATACATTCCAGAATTATGACAAGCTGAGTAATATAATTCGCCGATTATCAAGGGCGGGATTGGCTGACCAGTTCGTGCCATTCACGGCTGAACTTACTCGCAATATGTACAACCAGGGTAAGTACGTTGCTCAGATGACTGCTGGTACGTTCGGCAAGGACATCGGTCTTGACCCAGCTAGGGCAAATACAAAGGCAATGCGATTGCAGGGCGTAAAGCGTGGGGCAGCATTAGCAGCGGTCACGGCCGGAACGGATGCCGTTATCACACAGTATAACGAATCCAAGGGCGTAACGGAGAAGGACGAGGAACAGTTCGGATTTTCAATTGCCCCCGAATGGGACAGCAGTAAGAGGTTGGTAATCATCCCGGATAAAACTGGAAGGAAGGGTCGATATGTCAACCCAAGCTACTTAGTCCCGCAGGGTATGGCCGCACAAGCGTTTGAGGCTGGTTTTAGTGGATCTCCATTAGCTCAGCTTACAGAATTTGTTAAGGATCAGTATATCGGAGCACCTGGTACATTCCCTGTACGAGCAATAGGCCAGATAATATCTGGACGTGACGTAAATGGAAAGCTGATTAGTGTAGATCCGCGCACACAAGAGGTAGCTAAGGATGTTATGGGTGTCATCTACAATGAAACACTGAAACCAGGTGCGCAGAGAACTATTGAAAGATGGAGTGACTCACTCTCTGGTATAGGTGATCGCACCACAAAGGATAACGCACTACGTATGCTGGGTATCCGTGACTACCAGTGGGATGCCGAGAAGTCATTCACCAATAAACTCCGTGAAATATCTGAACCAATGCGTCAAGCAAAGGGGACGTACTCATCGGCACTTCGTAAGTTCACAGATAATAACATACCAAGGGAAGAACTGGATGCTACCTATCAGGAAATGAATACTGCTCGACGCTTGAATATGGATATTATGCGCCAGCATTATAAGAACCTAGGTGGCGGAACGTGGAAGTACTCACAGGATGAACGCATTGTTATGATGAAGGAAGCGGGGGTATCATCCGCAGATATCTTGGACGTAGTAGAAGGAACTTATACCGATATGCCACTGGTAAAAGAGGAATCAACATCGCAAATATACGATGATATCCCTGGCGGCACTAAGGAAAAGACGGCCTACTTGATAAAATTAGCAAATACTGATCCGACCTTAGCGAAAAAACTAATAGCTATTCATACGAAGTCCGACAAACTTACTGAAAAGGAACACTTGATACGTACACTAAGCCCGCAGAAGAGAGCTGAAAGGCTGATCAATATGGGTGCTCAAAAGAATCGAGCATTGATGAGTGAGATGATGCGAAAGGGAATCGCTACCCCAGAGGTTAGGCGCATCATTCAACTGCGGACCAAGTAACGAAAAGCCCCGTCCTTCACACACAAAGGACGGGGCTACCGTAACGAAGCAAGGAGTTAAATAGGACATAAACCGATCCCGCTGCGGATTACTCCAACAGCTTACCTTACTATTTCAGTGAGAGAAGGAAGCAAACTCACTGATAAACATTATACACTATAGTTTTCTATATTCAACAAGAACTTCCTTTAACTTTCTCTTTTCATCTTGGAGAGTTTTACGCTGATCAGTCATACGATCAATACGATAGGATAGAAGTCTGGACTCCTGGCGGATCATATCAATCTGAGTCTGGATGCGCTCAATATTCTCTTCGTTGTTTTGCATAGGGGTAACTTGGGGCTTGGTATCCTTCTTGTCAACAAATAACTCGGGAAAATTTAAACCTTCTAGGGGATAATTCATAACCTCGTAGCAGAATTTATCACGGGCAATAGCGGCCTCCTTCTCGTCAGTAAATGAGCCAAGGTATTTCGTCTTGTGTTGGTGCTCTTGACCTAGACCTACCTTCACAACGAACTTAGGGTTTTTTGTTGATACCTGTACACCCCTGTACTTGGATTTACCGCGAACCTTTTGGTGTCCTCGGAGATTCTGTGATCGCGTGACGTATCTAAGGTTGGCGGGTGAGTTGTCTCACTTATCTCCATTGATATGATCAACGTCATAGTTCTTTGGCTTCGGTCCAATGAAAGCCATTGCCACCAAGTCGTGAACTTTCGTGGTTTGAGATCCTATCGCCATCTTTTGATACCCACGTTTATCATTACTGCCGAATGTCCGACCCCTGCTCCAATTCCCTTTTGTTTCCACACTGCCATCCGAGTAGCAGGTTACTCTTCTTCCGTTTACGATTATATCCTTTGATTCTTCTGTAGCTATCATAGTTCTTTTGTGTTGATGATGTGTGCGCTGCGATTGTATAGGTAACCGGTACGCTTGGTTATTATCTGTACTGCCTCAAAGTCCGTAGTCCAAGGCATCTCACGAGCCTCGAAGCCGAAGTCATAGTCATCCCGAATTAGCTTAGAGATATTCCACACGTACAGCAGGTGCTGGTACCCAGTAACGTAAAGGAAGTCCTTCTTCATTGACTCAGCTATTCCGATATTGGTATCAAGCTTTAGTTGCTCAATGATCCAGGGATCGTATGCCTTTCGGCGTACCTTGATCTCGACTAGGTAATCAATACTCTGGTAATCAAAAGGACTGAACTCGTCCTCGGCTTTGATCAGCTTATTCATCTTAGGAAAAGCTGTCATTATATATTGTGCTACTTGTTCTTCTGTCATTATCCGAACCTCCCTGTGCAGTGATAGAATTTAAACGTACCTCCGATATCACGCTCACCTTCACGGTTCTTAGCAATCTCGTAGGTTAGACTGGTATAACCACCACGAGCATCTTGACTCTTTGACGAATCAACATCCCCGTTCGATGGGTACATAAGCAGAACAACGTCGGCATCATTCTCGATGTCCCCGGAATCCTTGAGGTCATACAGTTTGAGTCGGCCATTCTTGGCTCCCTCTCGGTTGACCTGTGCTAGTAGGATGATGGCGATATTAAGATCGATAGCCATCTGCTTAATTTTGTGAGAGATACTTGCGATGCCCTCGGCCTTACCCATCTTGGAGGAGAAAGGTATTAGCTGTAAGTAATCAATGACCAGTAGCTTTACTCCGTGCTTATTGACGAACTGCCGTGTTTGGCTGTACAGGTCATCTGCACTCTTGACTGCGTGAGATGTGTACACTGGCATTGTCTTGAGGTCAGAAATAGTCTCGTGAACCCTCTTGACCTGCTCTGGCTTGGCTATGTTGTCCTCAACGCTGCGAAGGTTAACACCTGAGATAACTTGCGTCAGTCTCTTTGTTAGCTGCTTCTGGGGCATCTCCAGTGAGAAGACTCCGCAGGCGTGACCGTCCTTCGCTACAGCCTGGGACACAATGTACAGGGCTAGTGCTGACTTACCGCAGGAGGTAGGTGCCGCGACTGTCATTACTTCACCAGCAGCGATCCCTCGGTTACCAAGCTCACTGTCCAAGTTATTGGTATGAGTCTTCACTACATCGGGAACGTAATCCCCGGACTGCATCTTGGCGATGTCATCCAGTAGTTCATCCGCTGAGGAACCAATACCAGATTTATTC